TCTGGTATCATTTTAGCCACAACCTGCTGCAATTTTAAATGCGTAAGCTGTATTTGGTCTGCAAAAGGTATCATTCTTTTAACCAAAGAATCTATATTTCCTTTTGACATTTTAATAGCAGATACAATATAAGGCGGTAAAGCTTTTTGAAAAGCAGATTTTGGTCTAACCATATTCTGCATAAGCTCCCACTTGATTAAGTGATTTGTTCCTAAAACCAAAACTCCCTCATACCAAACATCTATTCTTCTAGATACTTTTTTGAACCTAGCTTGCTCGCTTTTTGGTGGGTTGAATGAATTATCTTTCTTTAATGGCTTTTCACCGCCATTTTCATTCTTTTTTACCTTATATACAACTTCTCTATCTGTTTTATAGCAAAAATACAGTAGAGATACGTTTGATTTATCTAATCCGCTTTGTGATTGAAGGTTTTGTGTACTTCTATACCCATCAAATCTACTTGCTAGTTTAGATATTTCCTCGATGTCTTCTTGTGTCAATCCAGGATTTATTTTTTTTAATTCTGTAACGTGTACAGATTTAACCTCTCCGAAATAGTAACAGTCGTTAAAATAAGGGTCTTCTGTTGGCGAATACACAAAGTTCACAGGGTCAACATACTCGACTCTTACTCCATCGTGTGGGTCAAAAGAATGTTTTACTGCAGATATACCAAGAACGACATTGTCCTCATCTATACGTCTTTTTATTTCATCATAGTTGTTTAGTTCTAGTATAGTGGTTATAGCTGATTCCTCTGCTACTTCTACACCTTGCTTATATCTAAGTTTCATGTATAAGCTTAGTTCTTCCTCTGAATCAGGAAGTTGCTCTTCAGGGAAGTTAAATACATCTACGCCAGTTGTGTTTTTTATTTCAGACAATATTGGTTTTGCTATCATATCAGCAGCAACCTCTTGTTTAAAATACTCCCTCTTCATGGAAGAAAGGTCATCTACCGCCTCCACCTTAACATCTAGAAGTCTGTTAGATATGCCATTTACAACAACATCAACAAACTTAGGGATAATCGGAACAGGTGTCCAATCTAAGTTGAGGTAAGATAGGTCGCCATTTACGGCTAATTCGTTTTTATATTTATCTACTGGCTGTTCTCCCCTAGCATATAAACGTCTGGTTAAAAACTCAGAACGGATTTCGCCATACATACTACTGCCGTAGTCTCTTGAAAACCACTCAGACTCAATAGCATGACCTACTCGAAGTCCATACTCATACGTGTCCTTCTCGATGTCTGGAACAAATTGATTAGGAAAACCACTACCCGAATTGAATCTTGGCTTATTTATCATATTTATTTAATAATTTCACTAACAAAACCTTTGTTACTGTATCTTGCAAAGTTAATATTTATTTGATTACGTTTTTCTTGTCCTATATTCTTGCGTGACTGATTTGCCATAATAGCAAACCCTGAGCTCACAGTAGCATCAAACCTTGTTCTATTATTGATGTCATAGTTAGCCCAATCAAGCAAAGTCCTGTTAAAAAACATGTTGCCGCAGCTTCCAAAATCCATACTCGCTTGGTCTCTAAGTACACCTACATGGTTTTCTATATAACTTTCTATGCCTTCTGCGTGAACAGATATTACTGCAGACGACGATGGTATTCCTCCTAACTCTCGCTCTGCTTTTGATAAAACGTTTTTATGTTTATCTGGTCTATTTAAAGAAAAAGCTCTGTAACCTCTTTCTTTTAGATAATACAATAATCTTGGCTTGTTATTTTCGACAAGTATCGGCATACCATAAAAATGTAGAGCCATCAATACATCTTCGTAAAATAGTTCTGCGGTTTGCGGTCTTGATATGTATTCTAAGAAAAACATATTTGTTGGGCCGTCTTCCATATGAAATTTAGTCATTCCATGTAAAGACCCCTTAGACCCTCCTCCGTTTACAGTGCCAGATATATCATAGGAGTCACAACCAAAAGAACCCATGTGTGCATTACCAGGATATTTCCTGCCATTCTTTTCTGTAACATTATTCATTAAATCCTTGCTTGGAATCCATGACAAGAAAAATCTTCCTTTACTTTCTGGTCTGAATATAACCTCAGTATCTCTTTGACCATTTCTCCAATGAAAGTTACCTCTTGATACAGTGGATTTTATAGCAAAAGAATCGTTGTAATCTATTTGCTCATATATTCTAGTGAGGTTGAATATGGTATTTTTAGATTCATCTCTGAAAGCATGAGATTCTGTTCTAGGGAATTGTCTGTAATATTCATTCAATGCATCAGGGTCGTTTTTAAGACTATCAACTTCGTTTTGCCAATATTCTAATGCGCTTTGACTGATATAATCACCGTTTATACTGATTATCTGTGATTCTGGAGTTTCTAGTACAGGTTGACCATACATGTCAATAAACCCCTCCATATTCCATTCCATTGGGATAAACAGGTTGTATAGTCCGCTTTTTGTCTGTCCATTGGAATTACGTGTAGTTGGGTCTGAATCGTAGTATAATTTTTTAAAGTTTTCCCCACCTTTATCCAAAGCATTAGAAGTAGAGCCCATAAGACACTTACCTATAATCCTGCTACCTAAACGCAAACAAGTTTTTGTTACACGCCAGTTATTTAAGATGTTGTCTGGCTTTTCCCACTTCCCGCTTTCATCGTGTACCAACAAGGCTAGTTTTTCCCCATCATAGCTGTTGTCCCCTGTGTTTTTCCAGTCGATAGTAGTATCTAATCCTTGCAGGTCATTTGTAACACTGGTGTTTGATATAGATTTCCTAGTGAGTTTGGAAGCTGGAACCCTGTAGGCAAGCTCTGACTTTGGTCTATCCATACCATCTTGTATGGGTTTGAAAAAGAATGGGTAGTTAACTGATATAGGCACAACCTTATCTGTAAACATTTTTTTAGCGTCACCACCTGTTTTAGACAGTATACCAAATCTAGAGTCTGATGTTATTGTTGCTTGATTTACTATTTCAGCAGAGGACATAAACGAAAACCCAGAACGTCTGTTTTTTAAATAGCACATTCCGTAACATCTTTCGTCTGCTTTACACGCTTCCCAATATATAAAAAACACCCTGTTTGATTCCCTGTATTCTGGTTTACCTACATCAATCTTTGTCCACTGCAAGTACATGTAGTGTGTACCAGTTATGTACACGGGCTTTCCGTTATTCATAAACCAAAAACCATTTTCCCTTCTATCAAATTCATTCTCAATGTAAGGAACCCAAGTCTCCTTGAAATCCTTGTTCATTTCATTCCATTGAAATATGGTTTGCAAAGGCTTTAGGGCTTTTGGATACTCTGAAGCTTCCCAATATTGGTCTTTCTTGTCAGACGCCCTTTTGTATACTTCTTTTGGTTTTTTTGGAAGCGCTATGTTGAGGCTGTTGATACGAACAACTTCGCCAACCATACCGTCCTTAGAAATCACAATCATGTCTAAATCTGCGTCATAACCGTATTTAAAAGACTTTTCCCTATTTCTGGATGTCAACACCTTAGAAGGTATAAAGTCCTTTAAAACTACGCATAAATCATTATTTAGACCTTCTTTCTGCAAATCCTCCTGTTAAGTTTTTCTTTTCCTCTTCTGGGTTTTCTAGCATATTCTTTTCGTTTTCAATTCTATTTAGAATCTCGAAAGCGTCGAATATTGCTAGTTTTTTTGTAGCTGCTGCATTTTTTAATCTGTCAGCTGCCAACTCATCATCTGGGTCTGGTTTTATAATCTCCTCCTCAGCAACCTTGATTAGTTGCTTTACAGCTTCATGACCAGCCTGAATGATTCTTTCTTTTATTTCTTTTACATTTCCCATACTATAACACTGTGCATATATCATTCGTTCTCATCCTATACACAGTCTCTCCATCAACATCAAAACGATATTCGCTGTTTTTTGTAAAGTTTATTTTATCTCCCTCGCTAACGCCTAGTTTGCTCAGATTATCATTGCCATAAACCAAAACGCCTGTATTTAGTTCTTCGCCTTCCTCATAAAGATACGAATTTTCTTTGTCGATTGGTTTTACGAAGCAGAAGTTATCTACAGAGTTCCATCTATCTCCATCGTGATAAAGATAAAATTGACTTTCATCTATAAAATAAAGACCGTCTTTGAAGAAGTTTGGTGACTTCTTTGGTCTTCCTTTCATGTCGTAGTAAATCCTGAATATATTATGGTGTACAATGATGATATCCCCAACTGATATATTTCCTTTATATCTGCCAGGGATATGCACTATTTCTCCAAGACGATTTACGTGCTTGTGGTCTTCTACACTTGAATTTACAATTATCTTTTTCCCAGCTATTTCGACCTCGTTCACGTATTCATCTCCAACAGGTTTAATGATGAAGTAATACGGTGATTTCATTTAAAAATAAATGTTGTACTCTATGGATACAGGTATATTCTTGTTAAATTCTTTCCAAAGAAAAACCTCATTATCTTTTTCTATATATATAAGATATGACTCTTTGTCCTTGTCAAAATCAATAAGATGAATATTGTGGCTACCATTCAAAACATCTTGCCCTAAGATGTAGTGCATGGCGCTACCTTTGTAGTCTGCTCCTATTGATATCTTACGAATTTCCATTTTCCGATGAGTCAAGAGTAAGTTCTCCTGTATCTAAGTTGATACTACCCTTACCATGCTCTTTTTCGAGCTCAATCATAATAGATTGCAGCTTTTCACCTTCTTCATGCAATCTATGAAGAGCTAAGTGTTTTTGAGCTTCCATAGCTCCAACCTCCATTTGTATGTTGGATTGAACTTGTCTGATTTGACGAATACTATTTAGTATTTTTTCGTCGATTTGAATTGTTGCTTGGACAGGAATGTCCTTAACTGATTTTGCCATTTTATTTGATTTTAATTGTTATTATTCTTCTGTAGACTCCTCTACTTGTTCTTCTGTAGACTCCTCTACTTGTTCTTCTGGAGACGTCAACCAAGAAACCTCGTCGGTGCTCACCTCTTCGTTTTTAGGCGTAATCCTATCTGATATTGCTTTTTCAATAACAGAATTCATGTGGTCTGTTGGGTGATTTGCTTGTGCCCACAAAATTACATCAGACTCTAAAACCTCAGCTAGAGGGGTAAATACATTAGGGTCTGGTGGTAAAATAGGGCATGCCCCACTAAATGTGTAAGACTCACCAGAATCAGCGTCGGTTCCAGTATAGTCGAATTTTACGTGTGTGATTACATCTGACAATCCGTCTAGTGATGGTGCTTTCTTTAAAGCCGTAATCTTCCATTCATATGATATATTCATAACTTAAATATTTATATTGCAAATATACTAATTTTTTTATTAAGGGAAACCGCCTTTGACTCCAGGCACGGTTACAGTTCTAGTTACCCCATAACTCGTTCCTATACTATTTATAGCATAGGCCCTAACATACATGTTGTATGATGAGGAGCCCTGAGGTACAGCAAAACTCGCACTCATAGTACCTGTTGTTCCAGAAACAGTTGCTTTTCCATTACTCGTTGTTGGTGGGTTGGATGTTCCGAAACAAAAACCTCTTTCTGTAATTGTGGAGCCGCCGTCACTACTTACACTGCCAATCGCATCTATTTCACTATTTGTACCATTCCAACTAACTACTCCAGTTGTAACTGTAGGGGCTGTTGCTGTCGAGGCATCATGGTCGTACCCATACCACTCACTCATCTTGTGAGGGACACTTCCGTCTGGCACTAAAGTTGCGCCAGAAGTATTTAAAGTCTCGGTAACCCCAGTTGACATATTTTTAAGAGATGCGCTAACTCCAGATACTGAATTTGACGCATTATAATCATCGTATATAAGCTCCCTATATATCTTGCCTAAAGTTAGTTGTCCGCTTGTTGGTACTGCCATAATTACTTACAATTACACTGTTTAGCCTCTAGAGCTTCTACTTTGGCTGTAAGCTCTTTTACAGACTCAATAAGTACAGCGGTTAGCTTTTGGTAGTCTACAGCCTTATATCCGTTTGTTCTTGTCTCTACAAGTTCTGGAAGAACAGCTTCAATTTCTTGAGCAACAACCCCAACATCTTTCTTACCTGTAGTCTTGTGCGACTTTTCGTTCCATTCAAACGTAACACCGCTTATTGCATTAACTTTCTCTAATGCGTTTTCTATTGGATTAATATTATCCTTAAGTCTTTCGTCTGAGGAATAATATGCTACAACATCACCAGCCACTCTAATAGAGTCGCCAGTATTTGCCCCATCAAAATAATATGCGGTGTTCGATTTATCTAAAACACTATTGCTCCGTACTTCGTCACAAAATAAATCTTGAGTTGAGGTATTCCCGCCGAGATATAAACTTGCGCTTGTTGTTATAGCTCCGTAATAGTTACTAAAGCTAGGGTTTCCATAAGCATTTTTCCAACCTATAGCACGAGAATCATTTGTCCAAATACCACCTGCAAACTCGTGATTAAAGTCAGCGGTTTGAGTTGAAGCATACGCAGTGCCAGATGTAGACCCGTTAGTGTCATTAGCATATGATATTATATCGACCACTTGATTTCCAATACCAGGCTTTACTTTTACATATAACTGTTGGTAGTTTCCTGGAGATTTAACCTGTAGCTCATACCTGTTTTGGCCAGTTTCATTTATTTTCATCCACCTTACGTAATTTCTCATTTCGTAAGGTATATTCGCATATGCAGTTTCTGTAGTGTCTCCAGTTCCGCCCCAGTGGTAAATACTTAACGCTCCTTTGAAAAGCTCCCCTCCATTATATGTTGCGTTACCAAAATTACCAGAAAAATTCGTAATCTCTATTTCAGCACCCCATCCTGAGTAACTAGCATCACTGATAACTACATCACAAAGCTTCTTCCAGTTAAGGTCAGTACTTCCACCTACACTCCATTGCATTTCTGGAGTTTCTAAGTTTCCGTGTTTTCTGTGCCCTCCTGATATTGTTCCTAAAACATTAATAGCGTAGTTGCCCCCAGTTACTAAATCTACACCGTCTTTAGCTGCGTCACCGTTAAAAAAGTATCCAGTGTTGACTCTATCGTAGAATATAGGAGCGTGCATTGATGAGCCAGACTCTATATTGTTTTGATTATAAAACTTTTTGTTGTTATATACTCTAACCCAAGTTCCATCAGTCATATAAATACCGCCAGCGTGGGTAGCGTTATACCAGCCAGTATCTCCAGAGCTTCTAAACCAGTTGGAACATGACACAGAGTTGGTAACTCCAGAATCATATCCAGTCCAAATGGTTTCTGTTGATTTTATTGAACCTGCAACATCTAATTTTTCGCTAGGACTAGTCGCCCCAATCCCGACTTTGCCGTCGGCCGTTATAGTCATCCTTTGCTGAAGACCTAAGCCGTCGGCATCTCTAGTATAAAACTCCAAATCACCCCCATAATTACCAGAAGAATAAGCGGTGTAAGCACCTTTTATAACAGATAACGTTTCTCTGCCGGCTGCGGTTTCGCTTACGCCAAATTGTAATTCACCGCCCGCGCCAAAGTTACTTCCATAAGTGTTTGTAAGTCTTATTATACTAGAATCAGTACCACCTACTGTTCTATTATCTGTTGTGCTAGAAAGGTGCAAACCTGTTTGAGGATTAGTCGTGCCAATACCAACGTTGCCCGCAAACGTAGCAGACGTTCCTGTACTTGCTGGATTTAAATAATAAGCGGTGTTATCTGAATCGTAGAATATAGGAGCTCTATAATCACCAGTTGTAGAAAATGTGCCTGATGAA